ACGCGGAAGATACGGTAGTAGACATTTGCACGAGTCTTGATACCGCCGAAACCAACGGTTGTGCCTTCTGCAAAGGGGTTCGCGACCATGCCGTAGCGGGTCTTGAATGCCATCTTTGGCTGGAAGGTACTAGTATCAACAGCACGCATCATCTGAAGCGGAACATACGGGCAGTAGAAGATACCTGCATCGTATGGGCTGCTGCCCTTGTATCCCGTGAGTACAAAGTTGCTGCCACTGGTTGCAGTGGTGTCGATGTACGGATCAATGTACACCTTGATCTTGCCGTTGAGGGTACCAGCAAAGGTATTGCCAGTGTCATCAACATCAAGAGTGGTGTTAATAGCAGGTGAGATGTTCAAGAAACCACCCATTGCGAGGGCTGAAGCAACATCTGCGGAGCAGATGATGAAGTTGCCCTTACCGCGACGGGTATCCTTGGCGATCTGATTGCATTCACGCTCAATCTGGAACATCAGACCACGGAACTTTTCCGCGCTCCAACGACCATCAGAGTCCTGAATGAGATCGTACACGCCACCGACTGCCGAACCAGCGAGGGACAGACCACCAATAACGGTCTTGTAGTACAGATCGGTCTGCTGTGCACCGAGTTTGGCTGTCTTGTACACAGTACGGACAACTTCGCGGTTGATTTCAGCAAGAATTTCCGTGCTGAGAATGTTCGCAAGTTCCGTCTCGGCATCAAGCCCGTGAACAGCCTTGAGATCCTGAGCAAGTTCAACGCTGTACGAAGCAGCAAGCATACGAGTCGAAGCCTGAACAGCCACGCGCTCGATACTGAATGCCATCTCGTTTGGTGCCATACCTTCGCCAACGCTGGTTGCAATACCCGAACCAGTGGTGATACCACTGACGAGAGTAGAATCACCCAACTGCGAACCAGCAAACGGGTCAACACCCGTGTTAACACCGAATGCAGCAAGAGTACCTGCCGAACCACCAGCAACAGCACCCGAACCACCGCTACTGTTAGGGAAGGTCGAACCACTGAATGTTGAGGCTGGTTCATTAAACAGAGCCTCAGTACCACCCTGTGAGGTGTACTTGGTACGCATTGCAAAGATCAAGCCTGTCGGAGCCGACATAGCCTGAACTCCGCAGATGTCGTATGCCATGAGATTTGGCATGGCGCGACGAACCAATTGAATAAGAATTGGATCGTAACCCTGCATATTGGCATTACCGCCACCAGTAACGGTGGAGGAAAAACCTGCACCAACTGAGTTGCCTGGTGCTTCAACGAGCATTTGCTCCTTGATTGCCTTCTCTTGGTTTTCCAAAAGAGTTGCCATTGTTGCACGCTTGTGAGCGTCCGTGATAGGACTCATGTCCTTGTGATCGAGAACAGGCTTCCACTTACGGATAGCCGCCTCGGTTAGAAACTTTTCTTCTGCCATGTTAGTATCTCCTTGAAACTGTTAAACAGTCTGTGACTGTGGTTTACTCTCGTGACTTGCTCATGGAGCGCACATACGCTTCAACGAGCGGGGTTGCTTCCGAAGCGTCTTCGTAGGACTCTTCGAGTCCTTCTTCCGATGATGCTTCTTCTGCTACTGTTCCGATGGATCCAATGTTCTCGCAGAGAACACCAATCTTTTCGGCAAACTGCTCAATCGTATCAAACTCTAGGTCTTCTGCGAGACGGCGAAGTTTTTCAACTTCAGTATCAGTCATTCCTTCGGAAATCTCGCGGAAGATGATCTCGCACTTGAGTTGCTCAACTTCTTCTGAAAGTTCCATGTTCTTCTCGACCTGTCCTTGAAGTTCGCTGTCGAGGGCTTCCGCCTGGTCAACAGTTGATTCAAACAAGTCGAGTTTGTCTTCAGGAACTTCAATGTACGACTCGGTGAAGAGTCCCTTGAGGTTCGAGATAAAGTTTTCGGTGATCTCGGTGCGAAGACCCTTCTCTACAGCGAGACGGTTCTCTTGCATCCACTCTTCGACCACATAGTTGAGGTAATCGTCAATGCGCTCAACGAGTTCTTCGGTAACAGCAACGGTGTGCTGCTCAAGAAGATCTTCGTATTGACCCTTCAATTCCTCTTCGATCTGATAAACACGCTCTGCGAGGTGAGCCTCAAAGAGAGTAGCAGCAGAAGTCTTGAATTCTTCTGAAAGGTCTTCGCCTGTCAGCATGGCAGCAATATCTTCCTTGACGGTGGGCTTGATCTCAGGGATCTTGGTTTCAGCCTTAGCAGCAGAAGGTTTAGCCTTAATGGTGCCCTTGTTCTTACCACTGGCATCGCCAGTTGGTTCGGCAATCTTAGCACCCTTCTTGTTTACATCATGGGTGATATTGGTGCTGGCGTAGTCGGACACGGCTTCTTCCATTTCGGACTTGCCCTTCTTGCCAAACTTGCCCTTGAGGAATGCTGGCATCTTCTTCTTGCCCTTGGGTTCGTCTTCTTCCTCTTCGGACTCTTCGTCCTCGGATTCGTCTTCGTCCTCTGCCTCGCACTTGGCTTCGTCGATTTCCTCGACTTCAAAACCCTCATCAGCCGAAGCATCCTCTTCCGAGGTGTCCTCGTCTTCAGTTGGATCTGGATCCTGTGCAGTCTCGGCTAGAAAGCCTTCGCCCAGAATTACCTTCTTGATGACATCTTCGATATTTTCTCTTGCCATGACTGTGAATCTCCTTCGTTGGAAATATGTAGACTACTCAGAGTTTTGAAATGAAGTCCGCGAACAAACGCATTGTTTGTTCTTCTAGTTTTCGTGACGGTGTTTTCTCAATGATTTTCTTATATTCCTCAATCACAACAGGCTTGAGAATCCCGTTGTTCCAAATCCACTCCCGACCTTCCATGATTCCGTTCACGAAAGCGTTGGGTGCAGACGGATCTGCAACCACATCAACTGCCGCCAACATGAAATCTTCCTGAACAACATTCATTCCATCCTGCTCTTTAAGACTGCCCATACCACGGGAAGAAACGCCAAGTTTGGCTCCTTCTTCCACGAGGTTCTTGACAATCTTTCCGTATGGAGTATCAAGAATCTTAGCCTTGCCGTAGATGTCTTTTCCCTCTATACGCAAGTCCTTGATGATGTGGGATACGCGCTCAAGGTTAACCGTTGGTCCTTCAGGGTGACCAAGTTCGCCCATTGCGCGATTCTGCTTTACATATTCGGTGTTGTAGCGATCAACTTCTTTGTCCATCACGGCAGAAGGATACATACGACCATTGCGGTTCTTCATCTCCGACTGCATGAACACGCCTTCAATGAAGTAGTGCTTCTGACCGTTCTTTTCTTCGGTGAGCCATTGAACGCTTTGGGTTGTTTCAGTGATTAGTTTCACTTCTTTACTACCTTGCCATTAATACCATAGGTCTTCTTTGATTTGTCTTCTTTATCGTACTGCTTTTGCAATTCCCGTGATTTACGGTACTCTGAAGGATGCTTGCTTGTGCCAAAACTTCTCATTTGGGCAGTGCTTTGCGTCACCATCTTGCGACCCAATTGATTTTCACGAGCCTTGGTCATAGCCATCTCATCTAGTTCGGCTTCTTCCTTTACCGCCTTGTCAACTGCACCAGCGGGTTTGCCAGGGTGCTGAAGCCGAACGCGGTACGGATTGGCGGCACGAGCCTTGGCGTGTTCTTCTTCAGAAGCACCAGCAGGAACGCTTGTGGCGGGAGACTTCTTGGCTTCATTGAATATAGCATTAGCCACGGCGTAACGAGCCTCGTCCAAAGCAAGTGATGCCTTGGCGTAGAGCGACTTGAAGACCAATTCCTTGGCTTCAGCAAAACTCTTCTTCAACATTGCGCGAGCGATTCGTTTATTTGTGTCCATATGTGTCTACTCCTTTGCGACTAATTATTTAGTTTTCTTCGGTGCTTGACTCGGTATCTATTTCATCCGAGTCCACATTTTCACCCCGAAGCAGACTATTTGAAAGCGATTCCCGCTCTTGGGAGATCCGTTCGGCAATCTTGTCCTGTAGGGAGCACAGCACAGCGGTCTTGAATTCTTCAAATGAATGCAGCATTACGAGTTCCACTCCTTTTCATCATCAGGGACGATTTCACCAATAGTTACCTGTGGTTGTCCGTCCCCACCCGCAGCAGGGGCTGTAGCAGGAGGTTGGGCTTGCTGCGCTTCAGGGGGAGCAGCACCTTCAGGTGGAGCAATAACTCCCGAAGCCTTTTCTTCCTTGATCTGCTTGTCAATCTGCTCCACATCGTCTTCGGTTTGACGCAGAATCATCTTGCGTACATATTCGCGAGAATAGTACTTGCCGACAAAATCCTCTGCTTCCCGTGCACTGGCAAGACGATCTTTGAGAACTTCGCTTTCCTTGAGTTCGGAGAAATGCGAATCCTTTGCAAATTTGAATATTAGACGGCTTTCAATATCTGCCCACTCGTCCTCACGAATAACTCCCTTGAGAACCAACTGCACACGCAGCAGTTCAAGGAATACTTCAGAGAACTTCATGCGAAGTCGTTCAATGAATTTAAAGAATTTCACTTCATCGCGTGAAATCTCTGAAGACCTGCCCATGTTGAATCCAGTGGATTCTTCAAGACGAGATGTGGGAACATTAAGCGATTGAAATAGTTTCTTTTGGAAGTACTTTACATCTTCCATTTCCGAAAGATTCTGTCCGCCTTCAAGCGTTGAAATTTCTGTACCACGACCACCTTCGCGGCGGGGCATCCAAAAGTCTTCAAGCATGGACATATGCTTGCGTGAATCTGCAATCTCACCTGTCTGTGGATCGTACATGAGTTTGTTGCGGTACTTCTGCATGAGTCCACGCACATACTCTTCTGCCTTCTGCTTGGGCAAGTTACCAACATCCACATAGAACACACGGCGTTCTGGTGCGCGAGTAATGCGGTAAATCACCACTGCGTCTTCAATCATGCGAAGTTGATTCAAAGCCTTGATAGCCTTGTGTAGATATCCAATTACTTTCTTGCGATATCCGTCATACAGTCCACTGTGAACAAAGCAGATGGAATCGGGGTAGATCTTCAACCCTTCAATCGAGAGCGCAGTAGAACCAGGCTCTTGTTCGTTGTACACATAGAACTCTTCCACCGATGTTACTATTTGAACACCAAGGGGAGACTGCTGTGACATGGGCTTCTTGTGAATCTTACGAATCTTACGAATCTTCGTGGGATCAATAGGACGAATTTCAAGAATGCCCTTCTTCTTGTTGGTTTCATCAATAATGATGTGGTAATAAATTCGTCCGTCCACATACCATTTGCGGAATATCTCAAAACCACGGCGAGAGAAATTCATGAGTTTCAGGACTTCTTCAAACTCCGATTCCACTTTGTCTTTAATAGACTTACTGTACTTAATGTTTGTGGTGTCGATCTTTACCGTAGTAAAAGTATCGTCATACACAATAGACTCGTTACAGATATCAGCAATAGCAGACTCCACTTCAGGGTGGATTGCCATGTCACGATATTTCTTGATAAGGTCTAGATCGGTTTTGATTGCACCGTCAAAGTCAACAGCGGTTCCAAAGTAACCACCAACTTCTAGTGGAATCGCGCCGTCATCCTGATCAGGTGCTACAAAAGAAAGAGACTTCTTTGGAAGTTCATCCTTGGAAGTCTCCTTCTCTTCTTTACCAATAGAAAAGCCAAAAAGTTTGATAGCCATAAATAAAGAATCCTGTCAAAAAGAGTATCAGAAACCTTGACCGATATTGATCCCCGACTGCTGCAATAGAGCCTGAATGTTTTCCTGACCAGTACCCGTAGCAGGAACAGCACCACCTTGAGCAGCCTCCCACCAAGAGTAGTTCAGGGTAACAGGGAACTCCGCAATAGAGTCATTGTTCTCGTAAGAGAGATCAATTGCTCCAACTTCACTTGGATAGCATCCAATGAAATTGTATGTGCGAAGCGGCTCACCATCACGAAGCAACTGCGTAACAGACCATGTAGGCATGAACTGCATGAAGTTGTTTGAGGTAATGTTGCTGACATGAGAATTGAAGGTTGCACTCCAAAACTCAAATCCTGAGCGAAGGCTCATGTTTGCATCAGAAATAACTGTGATTGTCCAGTCTTGGAATGTGCGATCTCCTGGAAGTTTGATTCTGCGACCACGATACGGAACTTCAATAGTTCCAAGCGAGGACGCAGGAATCTGTGCAGCCTTGCACAAGAAAGAGATTGCGCGGTTGTTCTGGTAGCCAGGAATATTTCCCGTGACTAGGAACAGGTTGGTACGAACACCACCGCCAGCAAAGGCGTTTACGAATCCTGAAATATTGTTTGTTGGATCTACTGGCATTGATTACTCCTTGGTCTTATTATTTAGACCTTACGCTCCGACTTCGGTGAAACTAACGCCTGTCTTTGTTGCAATAAAATTAAGAGAGATGAAATTGACGCTGCGGGTTGGCTTTACAAATATATCAGCCACGAACTCGTTGCGATCAATTACTTCACCCGTATTGTTGGTTTCGTCACACACCACCTTGAAGTCGGTGATGCCTCTACGCTGCTGAACAGTCTTGAGGAACGGAACAACAAGGTTCTTGAACTGAGAGCGAGTGAACGCATCGTTCTGCTCGAACAGGAAGAACTTTGAAGCCGTGGCAATTGCCTTCTCAAGAATAATGAACAGACGGCGCACATTGATGCGATCAAACGCACTTGGACGGGACTGAGCGGTTTTGTCACCGAACAGGATTACCCCTTCGCCTGGGAACGATACCACAGGGTTTACCTGACGGCTGTACAACTCGTCACGATGTGCTTCCGCAGATGGATTGTACGCCAACTTAACAACATTCTTCAGTTGACCACGATTAAATCCTGCTGGCGAGAACCACGCTTCGTTGGTGAACTCGGTACGAGCAACCAATCCTGCAATGTCCGCGTTCAGAGGCATAATCCGAAGCACATTGTTGTAAGTGTCCAACTGGTACTTCCAACCGCTGTCAATGACTGCGTAGGATGAGTTAATGTTGAAGGTGCTGTCGCGGAAAGTCTTGAGGCTGTTCAAGGCTTCATACGGCAATTTATTTTCAACATCGCTTTGTGCTGGAG